TCAACTCCAAGGTATCGTTGGTACCTGTAGTGATGGTGATTGTACCAGTGCTAAGGGGCACTGGCTGGCTTACCAAGTAGCCGTAGTTAGCAGCTGCCAGGTTGGTAACTAGAGTACCAGCTCCATTGAGAGCTGACCTCCAGGTAGTAGAAGCCGAAGAATAGAAGCTGTAGGGCTGAGGTCCCTTTGCAGTAAACTTCGCATTAGTTGCAGCAGCTTGGCCGAAGGTTACCGTTACAGTCTCAGCTACAGGGGTACCACCCACATGCATAGCATCCGGGATCTGCTCCACACCTCGGGGGAATTGAACAGTCTCAGCAAGGCCATTTCCCTTGGATCCAAACCTAAGCTGGTATAGGTTTGTAGCGTAGAGAGAGGAATACACCTCATACTGACCCTGACCAATAGCTCCTGGGGTCTTGCAAGTCAAGATGTAGGTATCATCTACAAGACGACTGTAATTGAAAGTAGCATAGACATTCCAGTCCGGAGGAAGAGGATCCTTGAGGGTAATCTTCCTACTTGCCCCGTCAACTGCAATAACCTTAGCAGCAGGCCTTCCTAGGGCATCCCTAAGAGTCCTACCTACCCTAGCCACCACCAGGTCAGGCCTATTCGTAATGACGTCCTGACGGCTATTGGCTACGCTGTTGTAGGTCTGAAGACCTAGGGTAGTATTCCTACCGTTGCCTGTGGTGGGGACCTCAGGAAGGAGGAATACCTGAGTGCTGACCCTAGAGGGTACAACAGAGGTATCGGTGTACTGGTCACACTCTGCCAAGTACAGCTTGTCATCTACCAGGGTAGGGATAATCTGGGACTCATCAAAGGTTTCAGCACCGGGGGTCCTCAAAGTCGAGGCAACCGAGTAACTGGCACCCCAATGAATGACAGAAGTATCCGCTGAAGGGTTGCTAACCACAAAGTCAGTACCCTGAACGTAGTCACTCCTATTTGGAGAGATACCTGCTCTGATGATGTTAGTCACCAAAGTGTTGGGAAGGTAGTCAAACGTATCCTGCCAAGTGTTAGCCCAGTAGGTAACTTCCACAGTAGCTCCTGGAGGAGGAGCATAAGGGAGAGTCACGATACCGTTAGTACCATCCAAAGCAGTTGGGATAACCTGTACCCCACTAACCTTCACAACAACCTTAGAGGTGTCTGTGGTCGTGATTCCACCAGAGGTGCCATCTACCACTGGAATCTGACCTACCTTGAAGTTCTTGTTACGGCTTGTAGTCTGGCCGTTAGAAAGGGCTAGGACTCCGTTAGCCGTACCATTCCCAACCTCAATAGAGGTCTGAGCATTCAACTGAAGGTGGAGCTTCCCATCATTCCCAGTAAACACTGAGGTCGTCAATCCAGGAATTACTCCGGCATCAACCTGAGTCTTCAAGCTTTGAGCCGTTGTAGCAGCACCGGGAAGAAGAGTGATAGTGAACTCAACTCCCCCATCTACCCTAAGCTTAAGCGTATCATTGGTACCACCAACGATAACGAAAGGCTCAAACCCAGGAGTGATGATTGCAGCTGAATCCGTAGTAACCTGATCCGACAGGTCATCTACAAAAGCAGTGTCCCCACGGTGGAACCAGTAAGTGACCCTAACCACCGAGTCCGAAGCAGGGGGAACCTGAAGAGTAATCACCCCAGTAGATCCCTTGACGGATCCGATAGCTACTGGAGATCCATCCACAGTAACAGTAACGGATCGGACGTCATTCGAAGTCCTACCAAAACCCTGACCATCAACGATAGGGTAGTTCCTAACCTTGATACTGGTGGTAGTTCCATCCGAAGCTCCAAGAACAGGAGCCGAAGGATTGGTGTTGTCTACAATCCATCGAACCGAGGGGTCCTCATTCACAATCTGCTGATCAACTGTCGAGGAAGATCCTCTGACCAACTCAAGATCAAGTTGCTCAAGTTCTTCTTGACCCACTCCAATAACTACCGGGATTCTAATCCCAGCTACTAGAGCAGCGACATTTGCCTCAGACAGGGTTCGAGAGTAAACACCTGGGGGTACGTAAGCAGAGAAAGGTCCATTGGCCATCCGAGTCTCCTCAAATCAGTAGGGAAAGTGAGTCTAAATCTAGGGAATAGATTGTGACTTCAGTCACTCGCGCAATCTTTTATCTGATCTGAGCTACATCTAGGTTCCGGCTATAAGGACCGGATGGTTCACACAAGAGTACTTTTCAAAAGTACTTTATTGAGGGTTCTCAACAATAGCGTTTCTCTCCACCTCTACAGCATAATCCACTAGCTTTTCTCTAGCCTTAGTCTCTTGAGACCCCATAGAAGAGTATTCTGTGAACCCTTCCCCATCAACCCTAACCAAAGCTTGGGACTTCCCTTCCTTACGAACTGTCTTCTTTGCCTCATCTCGAGCCCGGTAGGTATCCCACCTTGACTCAGCACTCCTACCCACAATCTTATCAGCACTTGGGTAATCCAAGTCATGCACCCCTGTATTTGCAGGAGCACTAGTCTCAGACTTCTTAAACCCAAACCCAAAGCTGGTAAACAATCGTGGGGCTTCCTCCTTACAAGAAGGACACTTGCTAGTAGGGTGCTCCCCCATCTTCAGAGTTCGGTCAAACCTAAGGTTACAGTTCTGGCATTCGAAGGTATACTTTGGCATCTAAATCTCCGTATCATGTGATTCGTTCAAAAGAGTGACCCCTACCAGCTAAGGTAGGACTAGAAACTAGAAACAGGCCTCCCTGAGATAAAGCCTGAACACTAGACTGAGAGGGAGCCCCTCGGTCATGATCAAAGGTGCTCTCTACTTGCTTAGTGTAGATGGTAGCCCTACTTGTGGTAAACGGAATAGGGACATGAATTTCCCAAGGAGCCTGGACCTGCAAAGATAGGGAAGCTGTGTAGTAGTTCAGTTCAGCAGACTCGTCATAAGTCTCTTCTGCTTCCCCTCCCATAGAAAGGTCCATCAACTCAATCCCCTCAAAGGAGAGAGCACTTCTCTTCTCTCCCCAAAGGTCCATGACAATGTAGTCCGCCATCTCTTCCATCTGAATAGGGTCTTGAGCTATCACATCAAGGTCAAAGGTAGCCTCAAAGATTCCACCAAAGGCCTTAGCAGCATCGTTACGGTCCTCAGAGACCATAATCACCTGCTTGTCCCCTACCTTCCCCCTCTTACCGAAAGCTATCACAACCCCGGGAAGGGTTGTGAAGTCAGAAGTGTTCCACTGCCAATCAAGAGGTCCTATAGAAGGTCCAGGATACCTGTAGTCCACTGTAACAACTGTACCAGGGATAAACCTAGTTAGGAAGGTTACCAACCCCTCAGTATCTACTGTGTAGTCCACACCAGGGATAAGAGGGTGGCGCCTATTTTCCCAAACCCTTACTGTCTCAGGGATAGCACTATGAGGTAACTGAGAACTAGACTCTAGCCCAGACACAGACTTAAACAAGGGTAAGTCCGTTACAGTGTACAAGGGGTCAATGATGAACTTACCTAGCTCTCCCTGGTTAGTAGGGGCTTCAAGACACTCAATGTAATAAGCCCCTGGAAGGGTGGGGAAGGAGGATCCCTCATTTACTGCATTGAGATCCTCCCTAACCCACTCAATCAAAAAAGAGGGAGTGTCTAAGTAAGCAAGCATTGCATGACTTTGAACAATCCCCACAAAGTTCTGAGGGGAGAGTTGTACCTTGTTCCCAGAAGCTCCCTTTACTACAACCCCAAAGTTAGGCCTCTCATCAAAGGCAAACTTGTTCTGGACGAAGGGAACAGCCTTAGCATACACAGGGTGTTTACTAAGGCTGTCCTTAATCTCAAGAACAATCCTTCTCTTCAAAGCCCCAATGAGATAGTAGTACATCAGTCTTCGTGCTCTTGAATAGCCAAGACCAATAAGCCTTCTGCTACTGCTGTCATGGGGTTCTTTGCCTTACGGACCTCTGAGATGGTGATTGGGAAACCCTTCTTCTTGATCTGCTCAAACTCCTCATTGAATACAGTCATGAAACCATCTGCCAAAGAGGTTCCGCCAGACACTACGAAAGGTACTGGGTCAGCCAAGTCAGCGCCAGACCGTTCTTGACGAACCCTCTCTGCTATGTTCTCTAGAGAGTACTTGATGAGGCTCCTAATGTACAAGGAGATAGCTTCTGCTTCTCTGTTACCCTTAGGTGGCTTAGCCAAGTCAAATCCACCCTTTTCCTTGATGGCACACATCCTACTTGCAGTAGACCCAATAGCCTTTGCTGCATGTTGGTCAATAAAGTCACCACCACGAGCAAGTGAAAAGCTCATACCCATCATGGTCTGGTAAGCTAGTGCAATGTTGACCATCCCAGAGCCGTAACTTACGGATAGCCCTGAGAAGCTTGTGTCTGCACACTGAGAGTAGATGATGGCCATTGCCTCATTCATTGGGTGGGCAGTGTACCCATGCTCTTCAATGATCTGACGAAAGACCTCAGTGTGGTAAACAATGTCCTGGTCCTTAATGTCAATTGGCTCTGCTGGGACACTGTAGAAACAATGCTCCTTACCTACAAGAGGTTCATCTAAGGTCATGAAGATCAGCTTGGATAGAACCTCTTGAGCATCCAACTCACCAGCGGAGATAACACCCTTTGCAAGAGGCCTACGAACCTCCCTCTTAAAGAGGTTTGCCATGTTCAGGGCGGAGTCCCCCAAAACAATGAGCTGACCCCTCTCTGGGTCCTCATAGAAGGAGACCTTA